GCCGAGGCTCTGGACAGAAATTGATACAAAAGTTACTCTAGCTGTGGCTTGTAGGTGTAGAGTAGGGGCGTTCGAGCGTCTGTGGTGTTAGCAAACCACCGCCCTAGGATTGTTGGAACGAGCGTCTGTGGTGTTAGCAAACCACCTAGCGATCTGGGCTCACGGGCTACCGTGTCCTGAAGAGGGAATACTATCCCAACCTTTTGGTTGGGCGAGTGGTCGCGTTAAGACCAAACCCCCCCCCTTCCCGAGTTATGGTTACAACTTGGGATGCAACGCTACCGGCCTCCCCGCCCCCCAACCCCGTGGGGTTTTGGGGGCGTGTGGGGGCCCACATCGCTCGAGTTTTCACGAGTGGCCCATTAAGCTGTTGCTTTGGGGAATCGGAGATGTTAGCACGCGACGATAGCGTCCGTCAGAGCATCAGGAGTGCGATGCTCCAGCATAGGTATCCCACCATCGCTGGAACACTGGAAGGTGTCGCGGCCAATGGCTACGACATGCGAGAGACAGCTGCGCTCGAAGTGGCACCCGTGCGCATTGTGCCATCTTTCGCTGCCGACATGGTCTTGCTGCTTAAGTCCCATTTGGGACCACTGAGCTTAAGCGATGCTAATGTGTTGCTCGTTAACACCGAGTACCACCGCGTGTGTCGTGGGTTGAGTGTGCGGCATGTGGATCAAGCGGTTCATAGACAACACGTTATTAATGCATTCTTCACGGAGGATGTGTTTGATGTTGTCGGCCGGACCAGAAGCCGGTTGCCCCGGTGGCTAGGAGTGCTGTTGGGCCATAATAGGCCCGTGGCAAGCATAGCCTGCTGAGGGTGCCCGGTTAGGGTGGCAGGCACCCCAACGAGGTGCGATGCAACGTTAGTCGCATCTGTACCTGAAGTGGGTGGTTCGTTGTGTGTCATCCGGAACGGGCTCGCACCCAAAACCCGTCAATTCGTCGTATTAAACGGGTTTACCCCTAGTCACAACCTGGGGGTTTATAATAACGACGTCGACGCAGTAGTTAGGGCGCTTACCGAGCGCTACTTCTTCTGTGCCGATGGGACGGGGGGGTTCCGTAAACCCCTCAAGGTAGCACGGGGTGCCTTCAACCATCCTGCGCTTACAGCCTTCCGGAAATCCGTTTGTGGCAATATGCCCCGCCTCCCCCGGTTGACCCCACCACAAGTGGTGTCGCTTTATACCGGTTCTAAGAGGCGGGTGTATCAAACCGCAATGGAATCCTTAGGGCGTAGGCCGTTTTGTGATGGTGATGCCCTGTTATCCTCATTCGTCAAGTTCGAGAAACAAGATGTCAACAAAGCTCCTAGGGTCATCAACCCTAGGAGCCCGAGGTACAACCTCCACCTGGCACGGTATTTGAAGCATGCTGAAAAGCACTTCTACCGGGCCATCAATAAAGCCTACGGCGGTGCGACCCCGGCCACCGTCATCAAGGGATTTAACGCAGACGTTAGCGCTAAAATCTTAAGGGCGAAGTGGGATAGGTTTGTGGATCCTGTAGCCATTGGATTGGATGCGGAGAAGTTCGACATGCACGTGAGTGTTGTCGCCCTCCTCTATGAACATTCATTCTATTTGTGGTTATATTCACACTGCCCCTTCCTTGCTAGGCTTTTGAAGTTGCAACTCCGCAACACAGGCACTGCCTGGCTGCGGGATGGCAAGGTGAAATTCTCCATTAATGGGTCGAGATCATCCGGTGACATTAATACCAGCTTGGGTAACTGCATACTGATGTGTGCATTAGTGTACGCCTACTCGTCCTGGTTGGATGTAACCGTGGAATTGGCCAACAATGGAGATGATTGTGTGGTGTTCATGGAGCGCTGCGATGCAGATAAATTTCGAGCCGCGTTGTCGTCTTGGTTTGCTGTGCGTGGCTTCAAGCTCACTCTTGAACCCACTGTTGATATCTTTGAGCAGGTTGAGTTTTGCCAGACTCGGCCTGTGCTCGTTGCTGGACGGTGGAGAATGGTGCGCAATTTGCGCACTTCTTTGATGAAAGATGCTATGTGTCTCGTCTCGGTGCCGAACCAGAAAACCTACCGCAAATGGCTTTATGCCGTCGGTGAATGTGGGTCTATTCTGTGTTCTGGTGTTCCAGTTTTGTCAGCATATTATGAAATGCTTAAGCGTCACGGGATCAAATGTACTGATGCATTTCGCGATGAGGTGTTTAGGAATCGTTCGCAACTCCAGCTTTCTACTGGGGTCGCTAGCGCTCCTCTCACCGATTCAGCGCGTGTGTCCTTCTACTACGCCTTTGGTGTGGTGCCCGACGCGCAGGTTATTCTTGAGAGGGAACTTGCACGGATGCGAATTGAACAAATTGGAAATGACATTATAGGCAGGTGTGATCTACACTTGCTACCGGGGGTTAATATTGTCGCTCACCTCTAGACAATATGGCAAAATCAAAGAAACAGATCGTCGTGAAGGTACAACCTTCCAAATCGAAGAAAACCAAACAAAAAGACAAGGTGTCCGCAATCGGACAGGCTTTGCGTGTGTTAGGTGGCATTGGCGGTGGGGCTGCGGGTGCGTTCCTAGGCCATGGTGACTTAGGCAGACAGGCTGGTACCTCTTTGGGTGCTGCCATCAGCCGGTGGCTAGGTACTGGGGATTACACCGTACGTTCCAACACCATAGTGCAATCGTTGAAGTCCAGCGAAAGTATTCCAGCCATGCATGTTAACGGCCAGTCTGTGGTGATTCGCCACAAGGAGTTTGTAGGAGAGATTCGTGGCAGCGTGAACTTTAGGGTTCGCCAGTCGTTCTTCCTGAATCCAGGGTTGGCTGCGTCCTACCCCTGGTTGAGCGCTGTTGCCAATTCGTTCCAGGAGTACCGCATTCGCGGTATGGTGTACCATTACGTCCCCAGTAGTGGGGCCGTGGTGTCCACCAGTCCAGCTTTGGGTACTGTGATGATTCAGACGAGTTACCGCTCCACCGATTCTGCGCCTGGCCAGAAGCTTGAACTGCTGAACGAGTACAACGCTAGTGAGAGTGTTCCCTCGGAGGCCTTCTGCCATCCGATCGAGTGTGATCCGCGTGAGAACCCGTTCAATGTGCAGTACGTGCGTTCCAGGGACGTGCCCACCGGTGATAACCGGATGTTGTACGACCTTGGTGTCACGCATGTTGCTGTCTCTGGACAGCAAGCTAATGATCAGGTGTTGGGTGACCTTTGGGTCACCTATGAAGTGGAGCTGAAGAAGCCCATTGTTACCTCGAATATCACGACCGATATGGATTACTTTGTGGCAGAGGGCTCGTTCTCTGGCGCAGGAACCATTGGTGGTGCTGGGTTGAACATCTTTCCGAACACGTTCGTTGGTTACCCCCTTATCCGGGGCACCATGAACGTGACTTTGAGTAACAACAACATCATCTTTCCGGTCGGATCTCGGGGTAAATTCCAAATTACTGGACGTTACTACGCCTCTGGCGCGTTTACGTTCACTACTGGATTTGGCATTCCTTCTGTTAACAATTGTTCTCTCTACTCTCCTTTTGGTGTCGCCACCATCTTTAACTCTACTCGTGTTGTGCAGGACAACGATGACATTATTGTCATTGTGCTGGTTGACCTGGACACTGGTGATCCTCTCAACACCCGTTCTATCCAGTTCAGTCCAGTTGACATCCCGTTCACAACTGGCACGAGTTGGGTTTGGACCGTTACCCGTCTTTTGTAATGTATGTGCCATCATCTTATGCCATAAAAATTTATAAAATTTTGAAAACCCATAAAAATTATAATATGTGAAAATTTATAAAAATTGTAAGAAATCGATTTGGAC